CTCGGCCCCGGCGCGCCAACGTTCACGCATCCGCTGATAGCAGCTGCCATCCGGCGCCTCGGCGGCTGGGAGACGATCTGCGACGGCGAAGCGCAGTATCAGGAGGGCGGGTTACAGGGAGCGTTCCGCGCCGTTTACGATCGCGCCGCCGAGGAGTGGAAAGGCAAGGTGATTGAATGCCTGGATAACGGCACGCGCCCGCCCTCCTTATTCCCGGATTACCGACCGTTCATAGCTGGCTCGATCGAATCGATATCGGGCGCCTCGGCGTCGGAATCATCGCCGCGCAAGCAGATCGCCCCGGCGCCTCGGTTGGTTCCCCCTCCTCCGGCATTCCGCGAACTACTCGATAGCTTTGCTAACCGGCGTGCAATGCCGCCCATGTCATCGGCGCAGGCGCAGGAAGGCGGCGCGGCATGAATACGCAACAAACGCCAACGACCGAGGAGCGGCCAGCTTACACGGCGGGCGGAACTCTGCTGCCTCCGGCAGCAGAGTTCCGCCCCGAGCATCCCGCCGTTCTGCGCTTTTGGCAGAAGGCTGGCGGGCGCGGCCAGTCGCCGCGCGCTTGCTGGATGTGGACAGGAACGCGGGAAGAGAAGGGATACGGACTGCTTTTCGTTTCGTTTCGCCGCGATGGCGTGGCGTGCCGGGTAAAACTGTCCGCGCATCGATTCGCCTACATGCTGCATCATGGCCGCTGGGCGTCTCCGGATCGCATGCTGCTGCACTCCTGCGATAATCCCTCCTGCATCAATCCCGCCCATCTCGCAGAGGGAACGGCCAGAGACAACAATCGCGACACGGCAGAAAAAGGGCGCCACCAAAACGGAGCCACGGCGCGCGAACGTCACAAACTGGAAAACGGCGTCGATTCCTGGCGATCTGGGCCGACAGAAAAGATGCTGTGCGGCTCGTCTCGCCTCTCGGCGTTCGATGTGCAGGAGATCCGGGCGACTGCTCAGGAGACACGGAAGACAACGATCCGAATCCTCGCCGATCGTTACAACGTCTCGCCGAACGTGATCCGTAACGTTCTCACAAAGCGTTCGTTTGCCTGGGTTACCTCGCAGCATGTTGCGGGCGCAGGAGGCAATTCCTAATGAGGCGCCAGACGACGACCGTAGACGACGCGCCCGGCTCGAAGGCGCAGGAGACGAATTCGCGCGAGCAGGCAGTTGCGGCGATCCTCTCACGCCGCGCGCAGGCCGAGTTCCTGAACCGTGGCGGACGCCTCGCCGCAATCTCGGCAGTCGAGATACAGGACATAGTTTTTGCCGTGCTTGCCTGCATTTCCGCAGAAGGCTGGCGTGTGCATAAAGACCAACCAGTTTGCCACGTGTGCCGCGCTGACGTCGATCGGCGCGCCGCTGAATACCGGCAATGGGCTGCCACGGAGGGCACGGCGCTCGCCAATAGGATGGCAGAGCAGAACGCGATAGACACAGAGGCTTATCTCAGAGAGGAAGCGGCGAAAGGCCACTAATGATTACACGGTTGGTACTCCCCTATCCACCAAGCGCCAACAAGTTGAAGCGCATAGTAACGACCGCGCGCGGCGCGTTCATGGCGAAAACCGGTCAAGCGACCGAGTATAGCAAATCGGTAGGGCGCATCGCAACGCTCGAAAAAGTCGCCATGATCGAAGGCCCGATAGCGATCCGGATGAACGTCTACCGCCCGATCCGGCGCGGCGACCTGGACAACACTATCAAGGCTGTGCAGGATTCCCTCACTGGCATCGCCTTCCGTGACGACGATCAAATCGTTCGCATCGTCGCGAATCGGTATGACGACAAGCTGAACCCGCGCGTCGAAATCTGGATCGCGCCTCTGACACAGGAGGCGCCAGATGCTACCCGCCAATGAGGCCACCGTTTGGGACAAAGATGAGCGCACCAACCAACGCGACTTGCATGCCATCGCACGCGCCGCCGAGCGCTACGGCCTGGTTATCACCACTGACACCCTGCAGGCGCTCGAAGACAAGGTTCGACGCGGACAGGTTGGCGTGATCGAGGAGGAACCGCGATTTATCGAGGCAGAGGCAATGATAGGCACCGTTCTGGTCCGCTTCGTCTATGCTCGATGCGTGAGAAACGGCAGATTGTCCGGGGAGCGCACGGGCCAGGTAGTTACATTTTTGCAGCCGCGTAATTACAGTTCGTTTTCGCCAAATCCGCCGAGCCTGCCAGAGAAGAAGTTTCACCGAGGCAAGCGACGCACGGCGAACACGCTCGCCAGGAGGGAGAACAGATGAATCGAGAGTCTTTGTTTCTGCTATCTTCCCTCGTACTACTGTGTCTTGTGACGTGCGCGATTCGCTGGCTGTACGCAAGGAGGCGCCGCAAATGAGAGGCGAGCGAGTTATATGCTTGCACTGCCGCAAGCCGGTTCACGGGTTGGTGCGCATTGGCGGAACTATCGTCTTCCGCTACACGGGAGCGTACGTAACGATGAACATGGGGACGGTTCCCTGTATGTGCGGCGCCACGTTGATTATTGTCGCGGGCGCTGCTGTGGAGTTCGCGCCGCCTGCGCCGCGCGATGCCGAGCGGCTTGGTACAGGTGCGGTGACCGAGGTTATTTCTATGGAGGTTGTCTGAAATGCCAATGCCAGCGAATAAGGAAGTAGCGCGCGACCGTGAAGTACGCGCTTGGGATATGAGGATGAAGGGGCATGATCAGGACGCCATAGCGTTGGCGCTCGGCATATCGCAAGCTGCCGTCAGCAAGATCCTGAAGCGCGTCTTCGACCGTAAGACGGAGACCATGGAAGAGCAAGTAGCGCAGGCAAAGCATATCGTCGCGGCTCGGTTGGAATGGGTGTCCGCAGAGGCGTCTGCGGCGTGGGAGCGCAGCAAGCTGGACGCCGAGACAGAGCGAACGACGATCAATACCAAGAAGCTGGGCAAGTCCGGCGACGTTGAAGCACGCCAGGCCGAAGATATCGACCGAGATCCGGAAGACATAGGCATGCCGCTCTATGTCGGCGAGGATGGCGAGGAGATCGAGCCAGAGGAGCGCGCCCGGCGACTGCGCGAGGCTGGCAGACGAGACGCCGAGCAGGTTACAGATGGAGGCGCGCCCGTACTGACGATCGTGGAAGAGAAAACCTCGGCGACGACAACGACGGCAGGCCAGACCGGAAACCCGGCGCATCTGGCTAACGTCCTGAAGGCTACCGAGGATATTCGCCAGTTGTACGGCATCGACGCGCCAAAGGATTCGGGCAGCGGCACGGTCGTCGTGGTCAAGGTTTACGAAGGTTCGAACATAGAAAGCGAGGTTTGATGATGTTTTGGCTTGTCGTTATGTTCCCTAAGAATTTCAGGCTCGGCATGCGAATGGGCCTGCATTTAGGGCATGCGTTCCTGTTCGCATGCGGTCGGCGCGTTCCGTATGGCGAGTGTATGGTTCGATGCCGAAAGCCACGCGAGAAGGAGGCGGGCGAAGCGATATGAGTTCAGACTGTCCCCCTTGCATAGATTGCGGCAGGCCAACGTTTTGGCGTGGAATGAGTCCCGCCGTAGGTGAGTATCATTGTCGCGCGTGCGAAAAGGAGGCCGAGCGCGTTGCGTTGGACCGCAAAAAAGAGCGGACCGATAGCCGGAAAGGCAAGAAGAAGTTGTCAACGGCGCAGCTTCTTCAAGCATCGCGCCAGAGGTTCGCTAAGTGAATCGGCTGTATCTGATAGCTGCAGCGGCGAACCTTGTCGGCGCCATCGCCAGGCCGCACTTGATCAGTGCGGCCAAACGGACGCGGAAGCGGCTCGCCGAGTGGCTTGACGAGGATATGACGCCGATTGCTCCGCGCCGTGGCTCCGGAGTTCCTACTGTCGCGCGTTGGCCGTCGCGCAGTCCATACCCGCCGATGCCTCGTGTTCCACCGGGCAATAATGCCGGTTCGTCTGTCGCTTCAAAACGGCGAATGCTGCCTCCTCCTCCGCTTCCGAGCAACGCGCCGCGAAACTGGGAAAAGCGGAAGTGATCCTGGCTCCTACGCCAGCGCAACGGCCATACAAGCCGTATGGCGCGGCGCTGCAGGTATTGCGCGAGCGTCGCCGCGAGGTGCTGCTTTCCGGTCCGGCTGGCACAGGAAAGACGCGCGCGAACTGCGAGAAGCTGTACGCATGCGCCAATAAATACCCCGGCTGCAGAATCCTGATTGTCAGGAAAACACGCGCATCGCTCTCGCAGTCTGTTCTTGTCACCTGGGAAGAGAAAGTCGTCCCGCTCGGTCACCCATGCCTAAAGGGGCCGACACGCGAGTTCAGGAAAGAGTATCGATTCCCGAATGGCTCGGTCGTAGCGGTTGGCGGATTGGATGAACCGAGCAGAATCCTCTCCACCGAGTGGGACATTATATACGTCGCCGAAGCGATCGAATTGACTGAAAAGGACTGGGAGACGCTGACGACACGCCTTAGGAATGGCGTCATACCTTACCAGCAGATCATTGCAGACACGAACCCGGATTCGCCGCAACACTGGTTGTATCAACGCCAGCAGGCCGGTAAATGCCTGATGCTCGAATCCAGGCACGAAGACAATCCTGCGATCTTCGATCAGCAATCCGGCCAGTTGACCGAGCGCGGCAAACCGTACATAGAAGCGCTCGATCAGCTTACGGGCGTTCGCAAGGCCAGATACCGGCATGGTCGCTGGGTCGCCGCGGAAGGTGTGGTTTACGAGGATTGGAACGCGGCGATTCACCGGATATACCTCGCCGATATTCCAACCGGCTGGCAGTCGTGGGCTCGATACTGGGCAGTTGACTTCGGCTATACCAATCCGTTCGTGTGGCAGGAGTGGGTCCTGTCGCCGGACGGCGCCGCTTATCGTATCCGCGAGATCTACAAAACCAAAACTCTGGTGGAAGATCACGCTAAGGCGATTCTGCATGCCACGGGCCGCACTATGACCTTCGACGCTGCAGGCAAGCCAACCGGCAAGTTGGTCGCGACGCGCGAGAACCCAGATCCCCTTCCGTCTGCGATCGTTTGTGACCATGACGCCGAGGATCGAGCAACGTTGTCGCGGCATCTGGGATTGACGACGATAGGAGCGTACAAGGCTGTCAGCAGCGGTATTCAGGCCGTAGCGGCTCGTCTGAAGCCCACAGAGACCGGACGCGGCACGAAGGCGGCGCGGCTGTACTTCGTGCGTGACGGTCTGATCCACGTGCCAGACGAGGAGTTACTAGAAAAGCGAATGCCGGTTTGCACGGAAGACGAGATGGATGGATATGTTTGGGACACAGCCAGCGGGAAGAAAGTCGGCGAGGAGCCGGTGAAGAAAAACGACCATGGCGCCGACACCACGAGGTACTTTGTCGCGCACGTCGATGACGTTCGAACTAGCCAGCGGAAAAAGACCACGTGGGTAGTTCGGTGATGAAAGTCGAATGGGTTCGGCAGGAAGACGCTCTCGGTTGTTTGGTGGCCTGCATAGCCATGATTGCCGGTGTTTCATATGCCGAGGCTAGGTCAACACTTCCTGGTTTCTCGGCTGATAAATGCGCCGACGAATATTACGCCGTCCAATGGCTGAAAGGGCGCGGGTTTGACCTGATACGTACATGGGAGTATTTCAAGCCGTATGGATCAAAGAAGCCGCCGTCCGAACCGTGGCCGCCGTTGCCATTCGCCGAATTGCATCTGTGTTCTGTAATGGCAGGAGGTCGATTAGCACATGCGGTAATCATGCTCGGAGATGGCACTGTGATCGACCCAGCAACGCCCGAACCCCGAAAACTCTCGGATTACAGCGACGTGTACCAAGTTTCGGCCATAGTCAGGATCCCGCATAGCGATTCGTGTCTATCCGAGCTCGCATAGTCGCGCGCGTCTATCGCGGCCACCCTCGCCGGATCTGACTATGCATCCGGATTTGACGACATTGCGAACTTAAGTATTCCGCTATACACTCGAAGCGTGCGATTGGTCCAGGTGATCGGTCGCGCACGACAATATCAGCAACGGCACAGGCAAAGCCTATCGATTCATGCTTCTAAGCGTGAGACGGTAGGCTTTTTCGTTTTTGCGGTCTGGAAAGGATCGGGCTTTATGATTGTGCGGATATTGATTTTGCTAATCGTGCTCGCTCTCGTGGCTCTATTCGCGCTGATTCTCGCCAACGCGTAACCAATGAAGGAATACCTGCAAAACCTGATCGCGGCGATCCGTGGCAAGTCTGGGATTATGGCGGAACCTGTTCCTGCCAAACAACCGGACAATGGCCGATTGCCGCAGCCAGGGCGCTACGGCGCAGGTATGTATCCGAACTGGCGTGCGATGCTGGAAGGTTCGCTCTGGGCGCAACGCATCCAGCCAATCAATCCGGACGATGCCAGGAACGGTATCGATAACTCGATCGTGAGTATCTGTATCAACTGGATCGCAACCAGTTGGCAAGTCGCGAAGCCGCAGATAGGCACGATGAAAGGCGGCGAGTTTCGCCCGTTGCCCGGCGATCCGCATCCGTTCCTGCAGACGATGGAGGCGCCACTGCAGGCGCAAGACGAGTACAGCAATCTGATCTGGGCGTTGATCAGTGACTTTATTCGCTACGGTAATGCATACGCGCATCTAGTCAAGGGGCGTGACGGATCGATTCAGGCGTTAGAGCACATTTCGGCGCGGTTCGTGAGGCCGGTTCCTGACGAGTTTGGGCGACTCTGGTACTACGCGTACAACGCGCAGAGCGAGATAATACCGCTCGCGATGGAAGACATTCTGCACCTGAAACATGGAAGCATGGAAATCTTCCCGTTACTCGGCGTGTCGCCTCTCGCGCCTCAGTATCGCGAGATCGTGACCGATAATGCCTATTCGGACTATTCGGGCGGCCTGGCGATGGGAGGCGGGATTCCGCCGCTGATGTTCTCGCCTAAGGTGCTAAAGACGAGCGACGGCGAGACATACGCCGACCTTGACGCGGACACGGCGGATGCGCTGACGCGGCAGTTCAGCGAGCGAATCCAGTCCGAGCCAGGCCGCACGCGGTTTGTCTCCGGTGCAGTCGATATGCATCAGATGGGTATCGAGCCTGACAAAATGGCGTTAAACGATGTCAGGGCGATGCCAGAGACGAGGATTCCGGCAGCGTTGGGATTGCCGCCGCTATTGCTGCAACTGTATACGGGCGTGCAGCGATCGACCTATAGCAATCTGTCGGAGGCGATCAAACAGGGATGGCGTGGATGCGTGATTCCGTTGCAGACCTATTTCGCGAAGCGGATCACGCATCAGGTTTTGCGGCAGTATCCTGACGCAGTGGCCCGCAAGTTGGTGTTTCGCTACGACACGAGCGACGTGACGGAACTGCAGTCGGACCGCTCGGCGGAATGGGCGGCGAGCAGAGCGGACTATGCAGCCGGGCTGATCACGCTCGAAGAGGCGCGCGCGGATCGTGGCAGGCCGACGACTCCGGCGATTATGGATGAGCTAAAACCGGCAGCAGCGGAGCCGGAGGAGCAGCAGGAAGACACGGCGGCGGTTAACGCCGAGGATTCGGCGACAAACGCGGGCAAGTCGATGCGAGGGCGCCGCGTGCGCTCGAAACGCGAGACGCAAGACAGCGGCAAGTCGCTGACGGAGGTTATCACCGAGTTTCGGCGGGCGCTCCGAGCGCGCGAAGCCGACACCGTACAGGAAATGAGCGATGCGCTCTCAGCGGTCGAACAGCGTGTATTAGCGGATCTGGATGACCTGCTGCAGCAGATGGACGACGCGGCGGAAGCTGGCGACGAGATCAGCGAGGCATGGATAGCGCGTCAGGATCGCTATCAAACGCTTCTCGTAGCGATCGACAAGCAGTATTCTGCGCTCGGCGTCTCGGCGACTCCGGCGCTCATCCAGGCGCAACGCGATTACGTTGCGCTGTCGGCGGGATCTGCGAAACGGATGACGGACGCGGCGGCGGGAGCGCCACCGGTTGCCGGACTGTCCCTTTCGTGGGTTACGCTGCCGACACCGACTTTGGAGGCAGCAGCCGGCTATGCTTCGGACGGTTCGCCGCTCGCGGATCTGCTGACGGCGCTCGGGCCGGACGCCAAAGATTCGGTGAAATCGGCGCTTCTGGGCGGGATTGGATCGGGCTATAACCCGAAAAAGACGGCGAGCGTTATGCGCGAGTCTGTCGAGGCGAAACTTGCATTGACTCGCAATCGTGCCGAAACTATTGCACGAACTGAGACCATGCGCGCGGCTCGGGAAGCATCGCGGCAGACGTATCAGGCAAACAGTGCCGTGCTTGAAAGTTGGATCTGGACGGCGAGCGGCGATGCAAGGTGCTGTGCTTCCTGCTGGGCAATGGATGGAACAGTCCACCCATTAGAAGACGAGCTTGACGACCATTGCAACGGGCGTTGCGCGATGGTTCCGAGAACGAAAAGCTGGGCGGAAATCACCGGTGACGACACGCTGCCGGACACGCGGCCAGAGATCGAGCCAGGCGTTGACAAGTTTGCGAAGCTGTCGGAAGACGAGCAGAGGAGTGTTCTCGGGAACACGCTGCATGGCCTGTACGCCTCGGGCAAGATCGCTTTGACTGATTGTGTCGTGCAGGACTCTGACGAGCGTTGGGGCACGATGCGGCGCGCGGCGACGGTGACCGAGGCGGTAGCGAACGCAAAGCGACGGCGGGGAGACGACGAGGGCGACGAATGAAAACAGTCCGGAAGAATTTCGAGATAAAGGCATCTGATGCCAGCTTTGACGCCGAAACCGGTCTGCTGATCGGCGCCGCTTCTGTGACTGGCGTCATGGACGAAGCCGACGACGTGATTTTTCCGGGAGTGTACACTCCGATCCTTGCGCAGTTTTTGACCGAAGGATTCGTCGCTTTATCGCACGACTGGGCCGCGCTGCCGGTGGCTATGCCGCAACTGATCGAGGAGCGCGGGCGCCAGCTTTACACGGAGGCGGTGTTCCATTCGACGCAGGCGGCGCAGGACGTTCGTACCGTGTGTGCCGAGCGGCTGGCGGCAGGCAAGAGTATCGGGCTATCGGTCGGGTTCATGACAGACGCTTCGGACTACGTGTATTTCGAGTCCGGAGCCAATTTGCTGCAGTTCGCTCGGGCGAATGGCTACAACATGGCTCTGTTCGATACGGCTGGTATATCGGCGTTTGACGATTGGTGCTGTGGGATTATCGGCGTGGAACGACTGATCGAATACAGCGTTACACCCATTCCATGCAACCGGCAGGCGTTAATTTCAGGCGTTAAGGGCGCAGATGGATCGATCGTGCGCGCGAAGGATAGGCGCACGATCGAGGGCGAGACGGCGCAATCGCACAAAACTGTGACGATTGCAAGACAGCTTTCGCACCGTACATTGACGGCGCGATTGGTGGCGGCGAAAGGAGCCGGAGGGTTCAAATGAAGAAGCAATTATCGGAAAAACGGGCGAACTTGCTAACGCAGGCCGAAGCCATCCGGATGAAATACGATGGCAAGCCGGAAAACATGACGGCGACCGAGGAATCGGAATGGGCGAAGATTATGGATGACGTTGATTCCATAACCACGAAGCTGGAACTTCTGGACCGCGAGGAGAAGGCTCGCGAATGGGGCACCCAGATCGCAAACCGGATTCCGATGCCGGGTGCGAAGGGGATGCCAGGCGTTCCCGGTATCGATCTCGATCCGGACGTTACCAAGGGGCGCACTGCATTCGCTCGATTCCTGCGCTCCGGTCGCCTCGCTCAGAACGATATGGATGCCATCGCCAAGATCACGTCTACGAAGGCGTATCAGGCCGACGATCCGGCGGGCGGCGGGTTCATCGTGACGCCCCAGCAGTTTGTGACGGAGATTCTTACGCTGATGAAGGATCTTGTCTTCATGCGGAAGCTGGCGACGTCCTACACGATCGCAAAGGCCGAAAGCCTTGGAGTTCCCTCGATCGACGTTGACCCGTCTGACGCCGAATGGACGTCTGAACTGCAGACGGGCGCAGAGGATACCACGCTGCAGTTCGGCAAGCGCGAATTGAAGCCGAACCCATTGGCGAAGCGCGTCAAAATCAGCAAGAAGCTGATCCGGCAGGCGGCGATCAACGTGGAAGCGGTCATCATGGACCGACTTGCGTATAAGTTCGCGGTAACCGAGGAGAAGGCGTTCCTTGTTGGAACAGGCGCAGACCAGCCGTTGGGCGTATTCACGCCATCGGCGAACGGAATCCCGACAGGCCGAGACGTTCCCACGGGAACGGCTGCCACGATCAAGGCGGATGATCTGATCAGTACGCTCTACTCGCTCAAAGCACAGTATCAGGCGCGAGCGCAGTGGATTCTCCACCGGCTTGTTGTCGCGGTTGTTCGAAAACTCAAAGACTCTAATAACAACTATATCTGGACAACGGCGCTCGGTCCGGGTCCAGGTGGCCTGCAGGCGACTCCGGAGAAGCTGCTTGATCGTCCGGTAAACATGTCGGAGTATGCTCCGCAAACCGTAGCGACCGGCGATTATGTTGCCGTGCTCGGTGACTTCTCCTTCTACTGGATTTCGGACGCGTTGGACATGCAGTTGCAGGTTCTCGATCAGCTTTACGCGGAAACCAACCAGATGGGCTACATCGCGCGCAAGGAGACAGACGGCATGCCGGTACTCTCCGAGGCGTTCGCCCGTCTGATCTGCTCGTAATCGTTCGGTGATCGGTCGATACCGTTCGCGCGATTTCCACGCGAACGGTATCGGACAGGAAAGCAGGTTTATAAGTATGTATGGAATTGCCT